CTTGACCACCGGCATTAACAGAGAAGCGGTCCAATACAATACCTGAACTATATTCAGCAATGTTGTATTCTGATGATCCCGGTATCGTGTCTACAGTAGAATTGTTATACTCATATACTGTAGCAGGGTCTAGGTTATAAGTAGTAGCTTGGTAGCCTTCAGTGTAATCAAAACCCCACTTAATAGCTACTGCCTGATTCGTACCACCAATCAGTACCCAACCAATCTTTTTTAATACTTTTAATGAAGTAGCAGCATCAAAGTCAAAGTAGTTCGTATAGTACTGTAATCGATAAGCGGTCGTGTTGTCGCTGTATCCAAAGTACTTACCAATGTAGCCCGGCTTACCTATCAGTAGGTTTCTATCCTGTGTTACACATAATGCCTTTGGCTCTAAACTATCCCAAATTGTTACACGCATTGAGTTGTCTTGCAAGGCAGCTCTCGTGTCAAAGCAATAGACAAACTTTGTAGTCGGTAGCGTTAATAGATAAATAGCATCACGTTCAAAATAGATACTCTTAATCTTAGTTAAGTCTGTTTCTGACGCTACTGCCGACATTAGTTCATCACGAACATTCTTAGAGATATCACGCATTGGTAGCGACTTCTCTTGAATCACTCGTGAGAGGCTACGCACACCAGCATCGGATAAAAATAATACATCTGTGCCTAAGCTCTGAACTGAATCACGAGCAATACATCCTACGTTGTTTAATATTTCTACTAAGGTTAACGAAGCAGTATCTAAAGGATTAGCGTAGATTGCTGTGTTCTTCTTACCAAAGAATATAATATATCCATTGTGTGCTGCTGCAGCAACTACAGGGTCTCCGTTAGGTAATACCTCTTCTAAATTAATATAACCAGCAGAACCATCTAAGAAGTCAGAGCCTTCTAATAAGTTACTAAAGTAGACAGTCTGTGTATCTCCACTGATGCCACCGCACCAAACCCTACCGTAAGCAGATATAACCCAACTAGGCATAAACGATGCTGTGTTGTGATTAGATGGTAGTTTAGCTGCGTCACCTACTCGTTGGAAACCAAAAGTACCACTATCGTGAGATCCAAAAGGATTGCCAGAAACAGGTAACTCATGATACACCAACATAGGGTGTGCTGCTTGTGCTAAATAGACATGAGGCTGAAAGTCGTTTACATCGCCGTATGATAGAGCCGCACCTTGCCAGTTGTTAGCTGTAATAGTATATGTTGCATCACCACTATTAGTCGTATTGCGTACTGTCTTAGTAGTCATCGTAGTTGTTCCTACGAATAACTTATTATTACCAGCACTAAGTACATCTGTACCACCGCCAGTAACTACCTCAAAGATAAACTCTACTGGATTACTAGATGTTAAATCTGCATTGATAGTAGTATTAACAGGTGTCCAGCCTCGTCTTGCACCGATACGACCGTACTTGTCAATAACACAGTTCTGTGCTTTTAATGCAAAGCCAGAGGACAGAGTAATACTAGACTCTTGAAGATTGAGTCCATAAAATCCCGGAGCAGCAATTGATTGCGTTAAGAGTTGACTAGCCATTTATACCCAGTTCCACTGAGTTTCTTCAATGTAGCGATTCGATTCTAATGAAATCGCATCGGATAAACTTTGACGATATAAAGCATAAGTCTCACCAGACTGTACACCGCCGTCTTCGCCACGCTCTGCTTGCGCCCTAGCTAATGCACCTAAGATGACTGGCTCATCAGGCACTAGAAGTGTATCAGCGTTAATTGCTAAAGGTACTTGTGGCTTAATAATGTTAAAGCGAAGGTTATAAGCACCATTTGGAATAGGAAACAAATCTACTTGGGTGTCGCCGTTAGCGTTTGTACCATTAAAGTTATAGTACATTGGACTACCCTTTTGTGGAGTCGTCAACAAGAACTGTTGATCCATCCACACAGTAGGAGCATTTGTTACAAAGAAGTTATCAGTGTCGTTTAGTACATCAATAACACGAAAGCGTTGACCAGAACCTGTTAATACATAGTTAAATACATCGGCTGTTGTTGTGGCAGACAGTGTCTCTGATAGAGCATTCCAATTATAGGAATCCTCAACCTGACGCTTAGAATCATTGACATATCGAGCAATGAGCTTAACGTAGGCGTTATCCGACACCGAAGAAGCCTCTGGCTCTCGCAAGCGAATTAGTACGTCATTAACGAGTTGAATATAATTAAACGAAGCCATGCGTTATCCTATCATAGTTTGACTGTTTTGTCAAGTAAAATCTCAACAATCCCACTTCTTTAATGCCAAGGCTTTACGGGTAGGTCTGCCTTTCTCGTCCTTCATCGGACCTTTAACGCCTCCCATCCTTGCACAGAAGCTCTTTCGTCTTCCAGCCGCTTTAGGGGACTTTGCAGCCTGTTTAGCCGAAACTGGAGGCTTGAGGTCAGCTCCTTCAGTTCGCTTGAAATAAGCCCTTCCTTTGGCGTTTAAACCGCCTTTAGGGTCCTGATATACCTTCTTAACCATTATTTCTTCTTCTTAGCTGTTTTAGCAGCATCTTTAAAGTCCTTAGCCGAAGGTGCGCCTTTGCTGCCTACCTTACGCATCCTCTCGCCAGAGCCAGCCTTAATACGACGGCGTTTAGCGGCGATATTGGCATAGAGACCCGGCTTAGTAGCCACGCATTGCTCCCATCTTCTTAGCTGGCTTAGACACTACCTTAGCACCAGTCTTCTTAGCATACGACTTAGCTTGCTTCTTACCCTTAGTTGTATAGGGGAACTTCTTCTCTTTGACCATTGGCATATTATTTCCTTTTCTTGGGTTTAGCTACTTTAGCGGTTGATAATGCAATTGCGACTGCTTGCTTCTGTGGTCTTCCTTCTTTGACCATCTTAGAAATGTTCTTACTGATTGTCTTTTGTGACTTACCTTTAGCGAGTGGCATAATTATCCTTATGTAAAGTTTTGTACAGTACTGCGTTGTTCTAATTCTAATGTTACAATACAGCTTGCATTCGTTGCACCAGTTTCAATTAATACACGAATCTCGTCATGCTCATCTAAAACCACATGGGCTTGTCCATCAATGCGTAAGAAGTTCTTAGCAGTTAAAGAATAATCATATACTACAGCAATCTCTACATTCTCAGAAGCGTCGTACCAGAATGCTCTGAAGTTCTTAGCAGAGGCTGTGCCGTTGTAAGCATATAATAAAGTCCACTTAGCAATGTTCCTAGTTGGAACAGTAAACATTGTTGTCAATGTATTAGCAGTAAGATTCTTACCTACGGAATGTGGTCTGCTCATTTAAGTACCAGAGTTAATAAAGTTATAATAATGAACCCAGCAGTGCCGAGGAGAATCTGTTCTAGTCTCTTTAGTCTAGCGTTAATCTGTTCATATCGAACTTTACAGACTTCTTCGTGGCTTAAGAGTTTTAAATCAGCTTCAGTCATGGCAAAGTCCCAATGTACGCACTAGCATCCGTCATCACATTCCCATCGGCATCTTGCAGTTCTTCACCAGCTAAGACTTCTTTTTTGAAGTTAGCGTAGTCTGTGTTGGCTGGGTCGAATGGGATGCAAGCACCGTCTGTTGTACGAATGACGCTTTGAGGCTCACCGCCCATACTATTAATTGTTTGTTTATACATTTATAACTCCGCAGAAGCCGCAATAAAACTTGTTGTAACATTATTTAAAGCAACAGAACCACCATAACCAGCCACGCTAGTAGAAGTAGTAAATTCAACCCTTGCTGAGTATTGATTAGCGTAATTAGCCCCGATTGCAGTAATACTTGGAAAACCAGCTACAGCTATATATAAATCTGAAGATATGCTAAATGTAGGTGTTGCTCGCATTTGAACGGGGTAAGGGATAAATGAAGAAAAATTTGTAGTGTTTATAAAGCCACCGCCAGCTACTGCTGCATAGCCACTAGGACTTGTTCCAGTAGTTCTCCAAAAATATCTTTGGCAAAGCTGTAATTCAGTTCCATAAGGTCTGTAATCAAAGCTAGTAGCTGTAGAGCCTACCTCTAGCTGAACTCCTGTGATGTAGAAAGTAGCTCCGTTTGTGCCGACTACGGATGTTGCCCCTGTGGTTGATACAAAGCTACCAGCCACCCATGCTCCAGCCGTGTTGCTGATTGTAGAGCCAACACCTAATGCAAATCCTAAATAAACACCTACACCGTTGTTTGTTAGCCAAGTTCCAGTTGTATCTCCAGCAATAGTTACAGACTTTTGTTCCCAAGTATTTGCTGAATTAATGGTGTAGCTAAATGGATAAGAACGATTTGCTGCAGAATTTCTTAAACTACCACCAAAAGTTCCAGTTAACGAACTACGAACCCAAAACGAAATGGTTATAGTCTTAGCATTGGCAGTTCCCCAGTTTAAGTCGGCAAAATTAAAACCTTCAATAGGTTGTAGGAGTTGAAACTGCTCTGAAGAACCCACCGAGTATGCGGACAAAGACGTTGCCCCTAAATAATTAGTAAATCCTGCTGGTGGTGTTACTGAACCAGCGTTTTGTTGCATTGAAAACTTAGAGGCAACAGAACCAAAACCAGCCCATCTATCAAGTGTATAAGTAAGTGCACTAGTATTGGTAATAGTAACACTAGCACCAGCATTTCTTTGGTCAATAACCATTGCACCGTTTATGATGCGGTTTTTAAATCCAAAGGTGCTATCGGAGTTAAACTCTCCAGCTTGGGTTATTCCGTTTGAGCCGTCAATAGTGATGGGCATTATTTAGCTCCTTCTAATTCAGCGATGCGGACTGCTTGTGCATCTACTTTAGCGTTTAGTTCTTTTATTGCAGCTACAAGAAGTGGAATTACATCGGTATAAGCAACGCCTAGTGTTCCTTGTTCGTCAACTTGCACATTAACAGCTTCAGGCAATACTTTTTGAACATCTTGGGCAATTAAAAAAGAACGGCTTACACCTTTTGCATCTGTTTTATAACGACCAGTAACTGCACGAAGGCTACATACTTTATTAGAAGCATCTTCAATAGGCAATAAATCAGCTTTTAGTCGTTCATCAGAGTTTGAAGACCAAGAAGTACCACCTCCAACCAAATAAACGCCTGTATTTCCGTTATAAGAAACATAAAAATTGTTTCCTATACCGCTATATGGGCCAAATCCCCATAATTGACCAGAAACCGTAGATGCAGAAATTAAATGCCCTGTAAGTTGTGAAGTAGTACCAATTAACAAATTACCACTAGAGTCAATACGCATCCGTTCTGTGCTGCCAGTCCCAAATCCTAAAGCACCACTAAG